AGAACTCATGGCGCAACCGCTTCATCATGATCCGCAGAGTTACAAAGACCATTCCTGGCGCTTCCTTGAGCTTGTATTCCAAGTTCAGGTTCTCAAGCTCATTCATCATCTGGTTATAGCGATCTTCTCGCCCTGCCTCGACACCGCTCTTGTAAGCGGATTCTAGAGCTTGCTGAAAAGCCTGTTCGGTCAGTTCGATCATTAGTTCTTCCCCTTGATAAGAGCGATAAGTGCCTCACAAGGTTCTTGGTGCTGTTCCCAACTAGCCAACCATTCTTCGGCAAGTTTGATAATGCGCTCTTGCTCATCGGCAGCGGCCTCCGCTTGCGCCTGGCGCAAGGTGCGGTATGTGATTGTTACCGCGTCATTGTCTTGCCAGCCGCTCATGCTGACACCTTCTTAGCGCGAGGCTTAGGTGCTTTGGCTGGGGTCTGAATGTCACCCAGCAGAGCAAGAATCTGCATGTATAGGTGCTGAGGATCAATCATCTCAGTGTTGATGCCTTTGAGTGCTTCGAGCATCTCTAGGCGAGCTTTTAGGTGTCCGCGCTTGTAGGCGGCATCAGTAGCCTCACCAATGGTTGCTTTGAGTGAGTCAAAGATTGGGCTAGACATTGCGCACCCACTTCACTGCTAGAGCGATAGTGCCAGCAAGCATGCCAGCTAGAACTAGTAGCCCGAATGGGATTGCGAGAGCGGTTGGCATTGAGTCAATCGCCCAGTATGCGCCGAAGAAGGTCGCGATAACAAGTAGGGCGCGCATTATGCTGCCAATTCCCATGCTAGATCTTCTGAGAAGATGACTGACTCGGCTGCTGCATAGCTCACGCGCACAAAGCGCATAGCCTCATAGTTGTATAGGTAGGCAACATTCTTGCCATTCTTATCAGTGCTGAACTTGATGGTGTTTACTGCGCCATTTGTGTAGAACATTTGATCCCCTTTTCTTTTCAGCCTGTCTGGCTGATGTGTCTAATGTAGCACAGTTTCAAGGGATCATGTAGCAGTTTTACAAAGATTTATCTATAACAGTTCGGTAACACAAACCTGCACCAGATCAACCAACCCATAGGTCTTGCGAGCTCGGAGCTCGACAACCTGGCTGTCATCCTTCCAGACCACCCCAGTGCAAGCATCAAGGATCGCGCGCGAGGTTTTATCAATGTCAGGCTTAGTGGTCATGTGCTTGCGCTTCACAGTCTTGCCAGGCACAAACTGAAACAACAGTTCAACACACACAGCGCCCTCAATCAGACTCATGTCTTGCACATCCAACATAGCTTCTTTAGCTGCAAGCGCGACAACCGAGCGCCAAGGCTTCAGCCCCTTAGAGGCCTCCACCAAGACAACTCGGTTGCCAGCTTTGAAAGCATTCTTAGATCCCTGCGGTTGAGGTCTACCAAAAGCAGTGAATCTGATTTCCCTCATTTAGTCATCTAGCAATTTAGCAATTAGCCCAATGAGGATGAAGCCGATGAAGCAAGCGCCAAGAATCCCAAAGGTAACTCCGAGAGCGATGTCAATCATCAGAAAGGCATCTCATCAATGATTGCCGATGCCGACTGAACCGGCTGAGGGGTGTTGTTGCTCGGAGTAAAGACTGTGCCATTGATCGACACCTTTACAGACTGACCAGGGTTGCCATCGCGATCCAACTTCGGAGATCCATCAGCATTAGTCCACTTATCAATGGTCGCTGACAGAGATCCAGAAAAAGTGCCTTCAGCACCCTCGCGGAAACTCACAGGATTCTCAAACCAGGCAGTGTAACGGCGAGTAATAGTCGCACCATCCTTGCCCTTAGCAAACTCGGTAACCTCCACACCCTTATCCTGAAAGAACAAGCGAGTAGCAGTGCCAGTAACTTCAATGCGAGCCATTAGAAGCCCCCCTTGATGATCGGGCCAGTAGGCAAATTGCGAGCCGCCTTAGCCTTCCGAGCAGCAGCCTTAGCCTTATGAGTAGGCCACAAGATGCGGTTAGATGATTGAGCCATGATTCCCTTTCTTAGAGAGATAGAAGTGTCAACTGTAAGACCTATGGCTTAGCTCTGCACAGTCGCGGTGGTTACAAATAGTTGCACCAGTAATAGAATGCCCATTAATCACAGGATTGTCAAACTCATCAACCACAGCAGCTGGCAGACAAGGCTTGCGATGCCCATAACTAATCGACTTAGCTGGCTTAGCCCTACAAGACACACACAGCAAACCAGAGCGGTTGCGCTTATCAGGTGACACCACCCAAGCCAAACCACACCGAGCGCACTGCGCCTTATCCTCGAACCAATCCACACATCAAGCCTAGCGGTAATGTAGCAGATTTGCATCCCTGACCAGCCAGCAAGGCTCTCGAGGGAAGAGAGAAAAGGCTAGATCAGCACTCTCCTCTCAAACCAGCCATTTAAGGACTTTCGGTCATCGGTCAAGTCTTACCTCGCGGTAAGCAATCTACGCCTTCCAAGACAGCTACAAAGGCGGCTGGGTAGATGCTGTGCAACCGCGCCATCATGGATCTAAACACCTCTCTCGAAGTGGCGGTCTTTCCCTGCGGTCAACCCTGAGCTCATCATTCGGGGTAAACAAGTAATGCCCCTCTAACGGGCGATGTAGACGCGGATTAGGCGAATCCAGTTGACTTAGAGCCAGTCTGACGGGTAGACCCTCTGGCTTAGAAGGTTTACTTTAGTCGGTTTGCTTTGATCTGCGCAACCATGCGCTCAGTTTGAGCATCGAACTTGCTCTGCTGCTTTTGCTGTGCTTTGACTTTGCGCTCGAGCTGACCTCGGCGGTGGCTGTCTTTTGCCATTTGCTGCCCTTCTTCGGCAGCGCAAGCTGTTAGGCTTGTCTTGCCGATACTTGATCTATCGGTATGAGCCGCCCTGGTTGTTTGGTTTCCGGGGCGGTTCTCTTTTATTCTAGCACCTATCTGTCTGACAAGTAAGCACTTCGCTCATGGAAGTCATCCAGCAGATACCAGCGACCCTCAGTCGCATACCAGACAGGCTGGAAATCAGGATCTTGCCAGCGGTCAATCTTCCAACCATTCTGCCTGGCATAATCAGCCACCTCAGCATCCGACTCAATGCGGCTGTTTAGGTCTGAGCAGAGGACTATCAAATTACTTGGGCGGTTAAGTAGCTTTGATCCGCCCATGCCTCGCCCTGCCCTGTGTTGCGGTGACAACCGCTCAGTTTCACCGCAATGAATACAAGCGCCACCATCTCGGCGCAAGAACTTAGCCCAGGTTGCTTGGTTCATTCCAGTCATCCTTGTAATACTCCATAAACTGCATCTCAATCCAGAACAGCACAGTAAACCAAAAGCCGGTGGTGAAGGCCGCAACCAAGGCAATCAGCGACAGCATCCACAAAAGCAACACAATCATGCTTTCCCTCTAAAGATAACAATGGCACTAGGGAAAGGGGCGGCATCGCCTTCGCCAGTCGGGCTAACAAACTTGATGCGCCCTCGAATAAATCGAATCTCACCCTTCATGCTGTAATCCCACCACCAAGCTGTATCGGTTCGCGCTGGCACAAGACAAACAACTGTTGCCCCCCCCTGTGAGGCTTCATAAGCCTTAGCCATCCACTGCTTGATTGTTCGCCCATAAGGGGGATTCATCCACACAATGCCAGTCCACTCTTGCTTTAGCGAATTCATGGCCTCATCAAAGTAGTTGTCCACCTTATGATTCCACTTACTCGCGCAAGCATCCAGTGTAAAACCGAACTCAGCATTTAGCTCATCGAACAATCCTTGAGGGGTTGCCCACTGATCTGTTGCCGATGACATCAATCCAGTTGTTATCATCTCTCAGTCATCTTCACAAAGTCATCGAAAGATAGAGGCTCACAACCATTATTGCTGTAGTCGAAGCGGCTCAGGTTTTCTTGCAAGAGTTTCAATACTGCTTGCTTACTTGCTTGCACATTTTCTCTGTGATTTCGCAATAAAGCCTGCCCCTGCTCGGCAGTGATCGCAATTTCTTCGCCATTGATAATCAGTAAGGTGGTAAAAGTGTCATCAACTCCAAAAGACCGATATTGATTTGGCTCTCTAGTTGTTGAGATAGCGATTTCATCTGTGTAGTTGTATTCAGGCTGTCGCGGTGAATGAATCATCATTTTCCCTTTCTTTGATATAAACAATGTAGCACAGTTTCAGAAACTAATGAATCATTTGAGGGTTTTCAGCTCGGTTTCAATGAGTCGGCACTGAGTCTGCAAACTCATCTGTGACATCTCTAGCGCTTTCATCTTCGACTTGCACCGATTCCATTCAGCCTTAGCCAAATCTACCGCCAGTCGCTCTTCAGCGGTCTTGAGAGTGGCAATCTGCTTGCGGTCTTCGACAGTTCCCTGAGTGTTGATATAGCAAAGGGCATAAGCGCGGTCTAACTCGGTCTGGCGGTCAGCAACCCTGCACTCAGCATCATAAGTCGCATTAACCCCCTTCTGAACCTCAACCAGTATGAGGCGCAACTCTGTTGTCAGGGTCGAAATACTCGCCTCGCTGTGCGCGAAGGGCGCGGTCGAAAAGGATTGGTTGGAGTTCGGCGGCACTGTTGGGGTTGCCGGTTGCGAGGAGTTCACTATGCAACTCCTTTGCTTCCACTAGGCTCGCCCACAGGATTGCCCTGTCCACTTGCGACATTGCCAAAAGATTTAATCCTTTCTAGGATTTCGCCTGGCACTCTAGCCGCGACCGCTTGACTGTATAGCTTGCGGAGTCCATCAACCGCATAACTCAATGCTAACTGTTCAGCCTCACCAACCCAATCTCGGGTGGCTTCATAGCTGAAAGAGTCAGGGTCAGGCTCATCGGTTGGCAGGGCGAGAACTTGAAGCAAGAAGGTGCGAAGAGCCACAGACATCGCCTTAGCGGTTGCCTTGTCACCCGAGTCAAAAGCCTCAGCAGATACCGAGCCAACAATCGGGTCACCATCCAGCCCATAAATACCGAACTGCACAATCAGGTGAACCACATTGACAGTCGAACCCTTAGCGGTGAGAGCGGTTGAGTGGTTTGCCTCTTTGATTTCTGGCAAGATAAAGCCGCCAGCCGATCGCAGAGCAGGGCCGACCTTGTTCACCACCGCATCAATGCCTCGAAAGTTGAAGCCTTGAGCAGAGTTGCGGTCGCGCTTGGCAACCCCCTGCACCGACTCCATGACAGCCAGAATGACCTCGCGAGCATTAGCCATTAGTTTGACCCCTTCTCAATGACAGCCTCATCTGAATAGATGGTTGCCGACAGTCCAGCAATCTGAATCCAATACACATCCGGCTTATCCCTGACATCACCCACAGCAGTCACAACACCCTGGACACCAGTGATGCCATAGCGAGCAGTATGGATTGACACAAAGACCAAATCCCCTAGCAGAATATTCATTTGTTTCCCTTTCCCTTTTCAACTGTTACAAATGGCGCACCAGCGCCTCGCTGCTGCCTCTTAGCAACAACAAACTTTTCACCATCCACCTCAATAAAAGCAGTCTTAGCCTTGCCCATCTGATCAAGAGTTCGGCTCTTGAGTTCGGTGAGGGTGACTGTCAGCTCATCAATCTGTGTAGCAATGTTTACTAAATCTATACCAAGCAGTTCGGCAATCTCAACTTCACTGCCATCAATCTCAGGGTTCACCTTGCGCTGGGCTTCAAGGGTAGAGGTAGCACCATCAAACTCCGGTGGGCGCAACTCAAGCACTCGGCGGTGGAAGTCCTCAACCTTCTCGCTGATATAGTCAGCCTCGAACTGGTCAAAGACAATAGGAAACTCCATATAACTAGAGCCAGCAAGTGCAGCGATATAGCCCTGCTTGAAGCCAGTGACATTAAAGTAATGAAAGACCTGCGCGCGGTAGCCGATAGGTGGCTCACCGCCCCAGTAGTCGCGACTGAACTTGATTTCGACAATGCCCCACTCGCCTGTGTCGCGGTGCTTGTAGACCGCATCCATATTCGCATGAAGGTAAGGCTTGCTTGCGCTGGCATAAGTGCCGACAGTAAACACCTCAAGCTCTGGGTGTTCCTCGGCAAAGATTTCCAAGATTGGTGACTCGAGTTTTGTTCCCAAGCGCATAGACATTGAAGGCTCAACCTTGTCATCTATCTGGCCTGTTGCCTTGTAGTAGCGAGCCAATGGGCTTTCCCAAGGCGAGAAGCCGCAGATAGCAGCAACCTGTGAGCCACCGATTGCGCCAGGCTGGTTGCGGAGTTCATGCCAACCGGCTGATCCATTCTCAAAATCGCCAAGCAGGACAGCATCCCCGAGGGTCTGAGCAGTTAGGTGTTCAATCATTAGTTCCCCTTTCACTATTAGATTAGAGCAGACCGCCGACAATTAGGTAATCAGCCAGAAAGAAACTAACCTAAAAGCATGATGCCATTTGCCTTCAGCGACAAAGACCAAGAGCGAGCCTACCTTGAGCTGATGGTTGCCATTCAAAAGAATGATGGTGTCGAATGCGCACAATTTCCAGACATCTTCTTCCCGAATGACTGGGAAACAGGCACAAGGGCTGATGACCTGTTAGCCAAGACAGTCTGTAACCGATGCCCTGTCAAGATGCTATGCCTAGAGTATGCGATGATTGCCGAAGATGAGCAAGGCACTTGGGGCGGTCTTACAGCCCATGAGCGCAGACAGTTAAAGTCTTTATCGCGCCAGACTTCTAATCCTTCTTAGCGGCTTCCTGTGCCTTCTGGACAGCATCCTGTGAAGCCTTGGCAACAGTCGAGCGAGTAGCCGAACCTGTGGTTGCGATGGCATAACCGATTGCACCGATGACACCCAGCATCAAAGTCGACCAAGCGATGATGACACCATTGAACCAGTCACCAGTGACAACCGCGCCGACACCTGCCGAAGCACCAAGAATGAACAAGAACAAACCAAAACCGCGCCATAGTAGCTCGGCAACAACTTGCCAGACTTGCTTCACTCGCTTCATTTCTGCGCCGCCAATGCATCCTTGACAGCCTTGCGGCCAGCCTTGCTAATGTCAATCAACTTGAATAGGTCGCGCTTAGCCTCGAGGCCCTGCGAGCCAGGAACAGGGTTCTTAGCCATCGAAGCATGAAGGTGGTTAGCACCCGATGCAGACAGTGAGGAACCAGTAGCACCAATCAGGCCAATGACATAGTTGCCGCCGGTGACCTTCTCGCCAACCTTGACCTTTGGCTTCTCAAGCATATGGTTGTATTCGATATGCTCACCGACATACTTGCAGTTATCGGCGCACTCGATGCGCACAATCGCAGTCCAGCCCAAAGCAGGGTTGTTAGTTACAGCAGTAACAACACCAGCATGGATGGCAAGAATCTGTTTGCCCTCTGAGCCACCCTTGAAACCCCAGTCACAGCCCTTGTGAGGCGATGAGCGGTAAGGCGCGGTGTTACCAAGTTCATCTCGGCGCTCCCAGCCGACACCCTTGATAGGTTCAAAAAAGCACTTCATTTGATGCTCACTAGAATCTGTGCAACCGCAACAATCACACCACCCAAAACACCGCTGACACCAGTCATCTGATAAATCTTCTTCTGAAGATCGCGCACATCCTTCTCCAACTGGCGGTAACCGCGCATCTCAGTTTTCACCTCAGTCAAATCTTTGACAATGGTAATGAGCAGTTCGCGGTCGGTGGTTTCAGCCATCAGAGTTCTTTCAGGGTTGCAGTTGATAACAGTTTATCAGGCGGTTAGAGCAGCAATCTCGGCATCGCTTAGACCTAGCGCACCGAGCTTTGAGATAGCCGAAGCCTTAGCGGTAGCCTTAGCTTCTGCTTCAGCATCCTGGATAGCCTTGGCTTCAGCATAAGCGGCAGCATCGGCTTCGCGCTGTGCGATCTCCTCAGCGGTCAAAGGCACAATGGTCTGCTCGCCAGTTTCGCAGTTGACAACAATCTTGTTTAGAACTTCAGTCATTTGTTTCTTCTTTCTAGTTATGAAACTGTTACTCCGCCAGATGAACCCTTGGTAATTCCATAGAGTGTCATTGAACTGTATTCGGCGAAGTTCACACCTGCCACCGAGAATGAGATTGAGGTGATGGCAGCGGTTGAGTTCCAGAGTTGCGCCTGAATACCTTGCAAACCATTTGTGCCATTGTTTTCAACGGTGTCATCTAGCGACATAGATTTAGCGGTGGTAGTTGAAGCATAGTTTGCAATGTAAAGGCTTGAGTTTGAGAAGGTTGAGGCGGTCGCATTTGTGTCATCGGCTCGGACTGAAACTGTTGAGCCTGTTCCTGAAACCGCGACTGAGCCTGTTCCAACAAGATACCGCTGTGACTGGTTGGTGGTTAGCCCATTGATGGTCGCATTGAAATCAGTCCAGGTGTTTGCATCTGGGCCGCTGTTGGTAGCGCGAAGCGAGGTCAAAATCATTAGGTCGGTGTAGGTCTGTGGGATACTGGCAAACTCAATGCTTGCTGCGCCACCCGAACCAACTGTGACAGTCTGAATCTTAGTTATAGCCATTTATGCGCTCACAATTCCATAGAGGGCGAAAATTGATCCCGCAGCAAAAGGCTTAGTCTGACTATCTCCACCTCTAAAAGTCACCGTAGTAACAGCAGAAGTATTAGCCCAGCGATAGCATCCAGCGCGAGTTACCGAGGAAGCTTTTGTGTAGCGGTCAAGAATTGTCTTGTGCTTATCTGTTGCCGAATAATCCAAAATGTCAACAGTCCAAAGCACATCAAAAGAAGTGCTGTCGGATGGCGCATCAACTCGAGTCAGTCCAGTTCCGGAAGCGGATGAGGCCGATGAGCCATTACCGCTCATAGTTACACCAGAATAATTAGCACCTGCATCGCTATTTAAGATAAAGTCGCTGTCTGTTGTTCCTGGCAAACTAGTTAATGGTGCTTGAATTACCATTCTTAGATCGCGATAAGTCGCTGGAATAGAGCCAAAAGTTACAGTTGCGGCAGATGAGCCTAGTGTGACATTTGCGAGTGCAACCATTGCATTAGCCATAGTTAGCCTTTCAGACCATATAGAGAAAAGCGCGAACCTGCTTTATAGCCACCGCCAGAACCATCCTCGCTAACAACAATTGAAGTCACCGCAGCGGTTGAAAACCAAGCGGTTGAGTTCAAACCAACTCGGCCCTGACCTGCCTTGATGTTTCCATAAAAGGTTCGCAGGGTCTTGTTCTTGGTAGCAGAGAACGGGTCAAGGATATCAACAACACCAGCGGAGTAAACATTGGCAATAGTGCTATCCCAAACACCGCCCAAGTCAGGAATATAAGCACCTGAAATAGTGCCATAGTCACCGCTCAACATACCGCTGGCAGTATTACCCTCAACATAGTGCGAGCGGTAGTTGCCAGAAGTGCTATCCCCATTAAAGCGCACTAGGGCATTAGCACCATAGGCAACAGTTCCAGAAGGCGCAGCCCAGGCATTTCGCGCAGTAATACGCAACTGGAGGTGTTTGTAAGTAGAACTCAAAGCCGAAACATTGAAAGTAACCGAGGCAGTAGTTGAACCAAGAACAGTTGTGCTAATCAGTTCATAATCGCTAGCAGCCCCACCGCCAGCCGAAAAACTATTGAACCAGAGTGACCCCAGCAATTAACTAACCTGCCCAATAATCCTGTAAGCATTAGTGTCCACATACCAGACAGAAGCACCAGTGTATTGAGTGCCAAGAGTGAAAGTGCCAGCGGTGCGAGCAGTGCCATTCGCGGCAGCGGCGATGCCTGAACCAAACACAAGGGTCACAGTGCCACCATCGCGGAACACATCAAAGCGGTCATTGATAGCCATACCAGCAGCAGTGCCAATAGTCACCACCGAAGCGGTTGCATTGGTGAAGCGAATGGTTTTCCAAGCATCAGCCGATCCGACAGTGTAAGCGGTAGCGGTTGAAGCTGTGCCAAGAAAAGCACCGGTCTGGGTAACCAGGCTGTTCATGTCGGAAGCCGACAGAACATCCGCAGCACTCCAAGTCTTTTTGCCAACAAATGCCATAATTTTCTCCTTAGCCGAGTGGCCCTGTGTCTAGTCTACCAAAAACAGTGTCATCAAGGATAAATGGCACATAGTCGAGGGTTGAGAATCCGAGTGTTACCGAGTGGCGGTTGACATCCGCTGAGTGGCTGATGCTGATTACTTCCGCATACTTCTGAATGGCTGGCGCAATATTGTTCGGGGTGAACTTGATATTGCACAACTGCCCCATTTCAATCCCGAGGATTTGGTTGGCTTCGGCGGTGCTGATTTGTCCGAGGTCAATGGTAACCGCTTCGAAGCGAAACTCTGGGTTCTGATACTGGGTGACCAGGTGGCTTGCCAGATAATCCACATCGGCTGAATTAGCCATGAGAAGGTCTGTGCGAGTATAGGTCTGGATTCCATACAACCCTTGGCTGTCTAGCCCATTGGCGATTGCTGTGCCAGCGGAAGGGATTACAGAGCCGATAACAGTTTGGTTGTAGAGAAGCTCTGAACCATAAACAACTTGCATCCCTGTGTATTTGATGCCTGTGCCATCATCGGCTAGGTTGATTGCGGATGCGCCGACAGGAACAACCGCATCAGCATCATCGAAAACTAACCTGCCAGACTTGTCAATGAACAAGCGACCTGATTCGGTGGTTTCAATAATCTGCAAATAGTTGAGGACATTGGCATCAACCGCTTGGACATCTGCCCCGAGCAGGACTGTGCCGGTGTCAATCATTCGATCAGCGGTAGGCCAGAGGACATCCGAGCTGTCAAGGATTGCTTCAATGCGAGCGCCTGGCAACTGGCTGGTTGCTGTGCCACCTGAAAGGGTTTGGTTGGCTAGTTTCGCGAAACCATCCGAAGCCGACACAGAAGCAGTGCTATCGCCTTGCGGCGCATAGTCTAAGTTCCAGTCATCAATCAGACCTGTGTATTGGCGGACACCATTAGAGCTGATGCGGATTTCTCGCTTAGGGATAACCTGTCCGAAGTAAGGACTGGCAGCAAAGGTTGGGTCGAAGGCGCGGTCATTGTTGTTGAAAACAATTTGACACTGGCCCGACTGGTAGTTGTCCAACTGGCGCGACTTGCCTCGCTTGATGCTGAACCCTCGCACTCGGCTGGTCACATCATAGAAAATCACACCACTCAAGACATAGGTGGTGTTATCTAGTTTGCCCTTGACAGCATCATCAAGGGTGAAGAAGTTACCGACCGAAGCCGGAAGGTCAAAGCCTAGTTCTACAAGTTCAGTTGTCATTAGAGGGCCAGCACTCTACTCAAGCCATTGGTCAAACCTTGTTTGTTCGCGGTCATCAAAGCATTGGTCACAAGGAAAGGTAGCGATTCCTTGTCTGTGATGGTGTTGGCATTGATGGTGACATTGACTGTTTGGCGGTTCATCGCATTTGTTCCCATAGCATTAGCCTGGCTGTAAGCGCGAACAAACTCGCTAGTGCTGTCAGTAACCATGCCAGCCTTAGCACCTGCAAGATTTAGAGTTGCAGACATAGCCGAACCGAGGGAAGCCTTGAACTGTGAAGTGAACAGCGAAGCCATAGCGGTTGCGGTATCAATCAGCTTCTGATCCTCTGAGCGCAAACCCTCAATGAATGAGTTAGTGATGTCCTCGCCTAGTGCATAAAGCACAGGGGTTGAAGTTGCTGCAATGTCCGAGCCAGCCTTCTCCAACTCGCCAAACAAGCCATTGAGTTCCTTGACCGCATCCGCGCCCCCAGCAATGATAGCCTCGGCGGTAGCATTGCCACCATCAGCACCGGCTTCAACAATCTGCTTGAACAGGTTGCCATTCAGCCCGAGCTTCTTCAACTGGGTTAGGTTGCTTGCGAAAGCCTTAGTCTTGTCCACCAGTTTCTTGAAACTGTCAGCCAGTCCACCGGAAACAACTTCATCAAAGGTCTGAGTGGTAGTCAGGGCGATGCCATTGACCATGCGAGTCACAGACTTAGTGACCTGCTTAGTTTCAGACTCAAGCATTGAGGTCAGGTCAAGCGACCCCATAACCCCAGAAGTAACCGACTGGGCAATGCTAATCTTCTGCGCCAAGACATCGCGCTGCTTGGCAATACCTACAAGCAGAGCCTTCTCGCGGTCGGCATAAGCCTGAAGCGAAGCCAAAGCCTTGGCATCAATTAGACCACCCTTGAAAGCCTCATCAGCCGACTGCTTGATGGCATCAAAAGCATCAGTCGCTTCCTGCTCAAACTGACCCAGTTGCGCGGTGAGTTTGAAGGTAGCCTCGAAGCCCTTGGCGGTTTCATCAAATGACTGATTGAACTCATCAATGGCAGTCTTCAAATCATCGAAGGCTTGCTTGGCTTCCTCAGCCGCTTTCTTAGCCGCATCGGCGGCAGCCTTGCGAGCCTTGGCTGCCTTATCCGCGGCAGCCTTCGCAGCCTTGTCTGCCTTAGTATCAGTTTTAGTTGTGGTAGTGACAGGTGTGTAACCATCAGTTTTCTTAGGGCCTAGACCCAGTGCTGAACCCATTGCTTCCATGCCAGCATAGCGAGCCGCTGAACCAGCAGCGCCGCGCGCTTGGTTAGCCGCCTCAGTAGCCGCCTTAGCCGAAGCCTCCATAGCGGCGAAAGGGCCTTCCTTGGTGAGCTTCGCGACATCGCCCCAGTTGCCAGTCATCACAGCGCGAGCCATCTTCATGGTAAAAATCACCACAGCAAGACCGCGAGACAAAGTATTCAAAGCAAGAATCGCAGGGTTGAGACCCTTCATGATAGCCATGAAGTCAATGCCGGTTGACTTCTGCAAGTCAAGGAAAGCCTGAATGATTGGCTCAAAAGACATCTTCATCTGGTTGAACAACTCAACCACAACACCGACAGCCTGAGTCAGGGTTTCGCCAAGAGCCTTAGCAAGTTCATCAATATAAGGAAGCAAGCCCATATTGATGATATCCACCAACAGTTCAAGGACTGGCACAAGCACCGCATCAATAATCTGAATCAGCGGTGGCAAGATAGCATCAACCAAAGTCTGCAAGACCTTCAGCACAGGATCAATGACTGGCATCAAAGCCTCAAACACCTTGATGAGTGAAGGCATAACAGCCAGCAAAGTATCGCCAATCATCATGGCAAGTTTGCTGACAATCTCAAACAGTGGGCCAACTACAGGCATAAGACCTGCAAAGACCTCACCCAGTTTGCCAAAGAAAGCATCAATCGCTGGGGCGCTCTTGACCATAAGGTCTGCGAAAGCCTGAACCAGAGGCAGGACTGCTCGACCTAGGGATTCTTTCAACTCATCGAAAATGATATTAAGGCGCATAAAAGGGTCGGCATTACCAGCAGCCTCAGCCATGCCCTTAGTGTCATCGCGCAACTTCTGCATCCAGTTATCTGAATCTTTCAGACCCGGAATCATGCGGAACAAGGCAGAGGTCTGACCTGTTACAGCCTTACCAAGTGCCTGAGAAACAGCACCCAAATCCTTACCAGTTGCAGTGCTAACATCCAAAGACAAAGCCAACAAGTCTTGCGCTGAAGTAACATCGCCAGTAGCGCGCACAAGCGATGACATTGCTGGGCGAAGCTGATCATCAGCAATGCCCGACATGATAGACATTTTGCCAATGGCGGTTTCTACCGCTGCAATCTGTGAGTCAGTTGCGCCAGTAGTGTTCTGTAACTGCTTTGCCAGAACCATCTGCGACTTGGCATCATCATTGGCAGCCTTAGCAGCATCGCCTAGAACCTTAGTCACACCAATGACAGCAGCACCAATAGCCGCAGCGCCCAGCGCCTTCTTCATGCCAGCGCCGAGCTTGCCGAACTGCGACTGTGCTTGCTTTAGCCCCTTGTCATCAAAGACTGTTTTTAGCGGAATCAGAATTGAACTAGCCATTAAATACCTTTCGCATTGATGCGAGCATAAGCATCGCGCAGAATCTTCTCGATTGCTTCTCTTGCAGCAGGAAGCGACTTCTCAGCAGCGGGCCATACAAAGCGCGAAGCGCTGCCGCCAATCTTGCCTTCAATACCCTTGAATTGACCATTGACTTTGTGGCGGCGAGTGCCACCCTTGTAAGGGTATTCCCGAGTGTAACCAGAACCCTTATAGCCAGCATTAATATAGCGACCTGAGCGACCACCCATGTCGGCAACGGTAACAGCAGGGTTGCCAACCTTAACTCTGACAAGGCTCGTCTTTTCTGAGCGACCCGACATTGAGGTGCGAAACTGTGGCTTGACATCTTGCGCCTTGTGCGAGCGACCTTTGCCATCAATGGCATTGTTCCAGTTGAGGCGCGCGCCTGGGCGAAGCATACCGCTGTTAGGGGTCACAGAACCGATGGCGCTTTTGACTGCGCTAACAGTAGGGGCAGCGACCGCTTTGGCATCGCGCACAAGCTGAGTGCGGAGTTTTGGGTCAATTGCCTTTAGTCGCTTTTGAAGGTTGCGAATGTCTAAGACTGATAGGTCACCGCTTGATCCGCCACCGCGCCCGAAGGTAGCGATTTGGAATTGGAAGGGTGAGTTAGCCATGCTTCTATTCTACCGCTCGAAGAAATCTTGTCTTATTTGCTTGCTTGCTATGAAACTTGTGCTACAGTTTGTTTATCAGCAACACAAACTGAAAACAAAGGGAGAACAAAATGCAGACCATCTACACCACCGACATCCTAGACAAGCCAGCCATTCACAGAAGCGGCGAGGACTTCGCTATCTATCAGCCGACCGCCCCATTTCTAGATTCGCATGGTCTAGTGGTTGCCCAGCTTATTGAATACACCGATGGCGAAATTGAAACCACCTCATATTATTCGCGCGGTTGGGCTTACTGGAACTTTCTAGACATCGAGGGTGACAACTTCGAGATTGCCAATGAAGCAATGGACACAGAGCGCCACCTATTCGGTGACATTGACATGACCATCTCATTTGCCAGCGAAACAGTCGAACAGATTGCCAGCGACACAATCCCACACAGCAACCCGTACTGGCAGATGCTAGTGCTTCGCCTCGCCTATGGGCAGATTACCAATGGCAAAGAGTTCAATGACATCCTTGCCAACTCAAGCCACACCCCCGAGCAGATTCAGCGGATGCTAGACCTAGCCGCCGGTGCGATCCTGCAAGGAACAGAGTTGCGACTCACAGGACTCAAAACAATCTAGACAGAAGAAAACCCCCCGAGATAATCAGGGGGTTTTCTTTTAGCCTCTAGGCAGATTCCGGCTAACCAAGTATCTGCCCATAGTCCACAACATCCGCTCACTCTCCTGCATAAGCACTTGAGGGGCGATGCCTGTTTCACAAGCAAGGCTGGCGATAAACCAATGTGCGGAACTATCGCCCAGCCCGACTATTTTGGGGAGGCTTCAGGCCCTACCGAAGCGACATCCGCCAACCAAGCATCGAACTCTTTGCTGGTTAGCTTCTGTCGGCTCAGAGAAGTCCAGGCAAGCCAGACTAGGTGAGTGAACTTCATTTCAGACTCGAGCTTAGTAACACTCAAGTTGAACTTGTCCTCGAAAGCAACAAGATCAGGGGCGGTCGCAGAAACTTCCTGCGACTCACCAGACACAAACTCAATGCGCAGGTTAATCTTCATGAGTTAGAGTCTAGCCCTGATTAGGCAGTTGCGCGAGTTACAGTGCCAGAAGTTGGCCAAGTAACCGAAAGGGTTGCTAGGTCACCAACTGATGAAGCGAAAGGCTGGTATGAGTTGCAAAGCGCAATCGCGGTGTAGCTCGGGTTGGTGCTGCTCACCGATGAGGAAGTCGGGGTGATCACAACAGTAGCCGCGGTATTGAACAGCGGGAACAAGGTTGCATCAACTGAACCAGCACCGAAATCCTGGTTGAAGTTTAGGGTGATTGAACCAGACTTCAGACCGCCAGTGACAGTGCGCCACTCTCCGCCGAAGGTGGTGGTGTCAACCTCATCAGCCGAAAGGCTTAGGTCAACAGAGGTTAGCGATGACGAAAGGTTAGTGCCATTGACAGTCACCTTGTAATCAGTAGCAACAAACTTTGCCATTGTATTTCTCCTAGTTAGTTAGCCTGGACAACTAAGTCAAACTCAGCAGCCAAGTAGGTATTTTCCGCTATGGTAATTGATCCATAGTTTCTCATGCCGGTCACTGTGCAGTCATAAGCATTTCCGCTCAGTGTCCTATCTGATTCTACCGCAACCTTTATAGATGCCGACCCTGTAGGGGAACAGTAAGCATCTAGGCTTGCTTGCGAAGTGCGCTCAGATACGCGCCCAACAACCACAGTGACTGTGAAGTTGTAAGTATTTAGACCGCCAGTTGAGAAGCTCTTGTGATAGTCAACAGTGCTTGGGGCAACAATGGCATATGGCGGATTCACATTGTCAGGAATAAAACCTGTCGAAGAGGTGCGAAGCCCTGAGATAGTTCCCAGGTTGGTTGCTATCCCTGTCCGAAGCGCGGCAATCGAAGCCATTAAGCGAACTTCACAATCTTGTAAGGGTCAACCAACTGTGCAACATCTGGGTCAATCTTTGAACCGACTCGCATGAAGCCAAGGTCAGGTGAAGATAGAACACCCAGCGGTGAGTCTAGGCGCTTGAAGATTCGGCTCGACTGAATGATGCAAGCCTGTTTGATAGCGATTGGAACAGCCGACCAACCCCAAACACCAGTGACCTTGACAAGCCCCTCACCATTCCACAGAGGGAAGGTGTAATCACCGATGGCGCGGAGTCCATTGTAAGGAACAGCCAAACCATCAACTCGACCATTCAGCGGAAGGATCTCATAATCGCTGGCATCCCAAACAGTGTCATAAGTGCCATCTGCTGAGAAGTCAGTTGCAACCTGGCTGATAGAAACCGCATCATCAATCTCGGTCAGGTAGTCATTGGTTGCTGCATAGTAGCGAGCAACAGCAGTGCCAGAGCTGTAAAAAGAGCGGGCGGTGTATGAATCAAGAAGTCGGCTGGCAGACTCAATAGCCATCTCGAGAAGCGAGTCATCGATTGTGTCAGTAATGCGAAGCGCAGCCTTGACCTCGGCTAGTGTCGAATATCCATTGGTGATTGCCATGCTTCTATTCTATCGCTTGGCTAGTCGGCTCTTTATCTCGGTGCTGGAGATGCCAGCGGTATAGGGAATATACACAAGCCCAATGCCTCGCTCATCCAACCAATCCTGAGTAAAGCCCATCTGGGTGTAGTAGTCGCGCCTAGCCCAGTCCGAACCGATGACAATCAGATCAGGGCTAACCCAGTCAATTGCCATAGTGCTGTCAGCACCGCCCCAGTTTTCGATAACCTCATCCACATAGCGGCAAGCCTTCAGCACAGCCCTGCGCTCGGCATAAGTCATAACAGACGCTTGGCCTTTATAGGCTTCAATAAACTCATCGCTATTGAGGCTGACAACAACCTTGCCACCCTTGCCAGCCAGAAGTCGGCATTTCTTCAGAAGCTCTATATGCCCTCGGTGTAGGAGATCAAAGGTTGCCCCAGTATATACAGTTAATCCCATCGGTTTGCCCTCCTTGTCTTGAGAGTCCAGCCACCCTGGCTGAAATCGCCTTCCGCTTGCTTGTCATCGAACAAGCGCATATTCGCCCCAAAACTCCTGTGGTTCATTTCCTGATAACCACTGTTCAGGGTTGAGCTGTTGTCATGGTGAACAACCGCATCAATGGTTTTGATAGGCACTTCATGATGGCGCACTCGGCGCTCAAGGTCATTGTCATCATAATAGAGCGGATAGAAGCGCTCATCATACAGTCCCACCTTGTCAACCATGCCCTCGCCGAAAACAACCGCAGACCAGGCTGTGTTGATCTTCAGGAAGTTCAGAGCCTGAGTGTCCACCTCGGCTGCAATCTTCTCCAAAGCACCAGCCTCAAAATAGGCATCATCATTCACCAGAAGCCAATAGGGGGCATATGGGGTTGCTTTGATAATCAGATTCCAAGCGCCAACCAAACCCAGCCCAAAGGGCATCCTGAGAGTCCACAGGTGTTTAACAGAATCGGGCTTCTTAGGGGTGTAGCCGACAGAGCCAAGCCCCGAGTTGTCAATGATGACCAGATGCTCGACAGGGTAATCAATCGAAGCAAGCAAGCGGTCAGCCAAATCAAACCGCTTCAGAGTGCAGAAGCCAAGAACAGGAATCATTTGTTTAGCAAGCGACCGATAACCGGAAGCCAGTGCTTCTGCCAGACAGTTTCGACATCGAACTGTTTAGCGAAATCAACAGCAACCTGGCTAGTGCCTCGCTCGGCTTGATAAGCCTCCTCAAGCGCATTGACAATCGAAGGAACAAGAGGCATCTGCCAGATAGCATTTTGACCAGCATCCCACATAGGCTGCCCCTCAACCATCCAAGAGTCCTCAGCCAACAGGTCAGGGGTTGCGCCCCAGCTAGAACCAATCACCCGAGTGCCACAAGCCTGAGCCTCGACTGTCGGGATACCAAAGCCCTCACCATAAGAAGGCGCAAGCAAGACATCCATTGCGCTGTAAAGCCCAGCCAAAGTCTGCTGGCTCATGCCATAGCGGTAATCCACAAAAGGCGGAAAC